TACACGAGCTATTCGTTGGCATTCGCTTTCGTGCTTCAGGAGCAACCCCGCGCTTTCCATTCCCGGGGTTCCTACAACTCCGACCATCAGTGCCCACTTGATCATCAGGTTTCCTCGGTGCCGGCCTGGCTGCGAAGCGGCCAGGGTCCACCATCTCTAATGGTGGACTCTTGTCTCATGGTGAGAATTTCCGATCATTTTTTGATCAGTCAATCCGCAGGCTTATCGCCCCTGACGCGCTCACTTCAAGCGACGTGATGACGCGCTCCAGGAAGGCGTGTACCAGCTCCGAGTCTTTCATCGGCTGCATGCCCCTCTTGACCAGCTCCTTGTTGATTTCAACGGCTTTTTTCCGCAGCGCTTCTTGCTCTGCCTGGGTCAGTCGGATGTTGGTTGGCATGTCTCGTCTCATGGTTCGCACCTTCCAAATATGCATGTGTGCAGGTTATTAGTGTTGACGTGTGTGCATGTGCACGTCTACATTCGCGCCAAATGTTATGTGTGTGCATGCATCCGATGCTTGACCGAATCCACATGTTCATCCGCTTCCGCAAGGAACACGTCCAACTGATCGGCAAGGTTGACTCGCCGACGCTGGTCGTTGACCTGGAGTCGTTGGGTGTTCGCATGCGGTCTTCTGGTGGTCTGATCAAGCGGGAGGAGGGCGGTTACGACGTCGAGGACCTATCCCACGCTTGGGAGTCGTTGCCGTCGAGCTACACGCCCATGGCCTTCAAGGTGTTCCACCAGAGTCTAGGCAAGCGCCTCGATCCTGGCGTTGAGCTGAAAGCCAGCCCGGCGAAGCTGCTTCAGGGCCATAACGTGTTCGGGCCGACCTCGATCCGGAAGGGGGCCGAGGTGATGATCAAGTGGCTGGCCGGCTCCTACCCGGACCTGTGGGCCAAGCTCGATGTCCTGTCGATCGAGGTGTACGCCCTGGACTGCACGTTCTCGGCACGCATGCCGAACGAACAGACCGCGCTCCAGGTGATCCAGTTCATGCGTGGCGTCAGCAACGGCCAGACACGCAACCGCGGTGACGACTACGAAACCACCGCCTACTGGGGCGCCAAGGATGGTCGTCTCCGCAAGATCAAGGCGTACCTGAAGGGGCCGGAGTTCCAGCGTCAGCTGGAAGAGGTCAAGAAAGCCGCTCGCGGCGCTTCGTCGAACCCGGAGCCCCGGGATGACCTGGACAATGCCCACGTCCGTGCCTGGAAGGTGCTCAAGCGTGAGGCCCGTTGCGCCATGTCCCATCTGTCAGCCGCTCGGACTCTACGGGTCATGCAGGACCCACGGCTTCAGGAGTTCGCCCGGCTTCTTCTTCGCCTTGAGGCGACCGTCATGCACCGCTGGCTGGAGCGTCGGAATCTGCCGACGAACCTGTGGGAGTTGTGTGACTACCAGGAGGCGCTCCGCGACCAGGAGCGCTGTTTCATCCAGGAATGTTGGAGCGCAGTGACTGGCGAATTGTTCGCGGCCTTTGAGGGTATGACCATGAAGCGAATTGACGATGACAAAGTGCTGGCCGCACTGATCGAGAAGTACACGAAGGTAGGGAAGGGGAAGTGGACCGAGGCCCGGGCAGACAAGGCAACCGGGACCATCATTCCGCCGGTGTTCATACCGGGTAAAGCGAGCGATGCCCAGGCTCGCAACCTGTTCCGCACCTACCGCAGCCTGAAGGATTACGGCTGGGAAGAGACCATGGCGTCGATGTCCCGCGCCTCGTTCTACCGGCACGTTGCCGATCTGGAGGCCGTGGGCATTTCCAAGGCCATGCTGCAGAACCTGGCCGAGTACGACAACACGCGCAACGTGGTGCCGATCCTGCGGCTCCTCGAGGTCGATTTCAGCGCTCAGCTGCCCGACTGGTACGTCGAACCCAGCGTGGAGGCTGCCTGATGCGCCCGCTGGTCAAGCTTAGTCGTCTTGTCGGCGCTCAGGTCTGCAAGGTCAAGGGTTGCCGCTATCACTACGCCAACGGCTGCTACGACAGCTGGAAGGCCTACGCCTGTACACGAGCTATTCGTTGGCATTCGCTTTCGTGCTTCAGGAGCAACCCCGCGCTTTCCATTCCCGGGGTTCCTACAACTCCGACCATCAGTGCCCACTTGATCATCAGGTTTCCTCGGTGCCG